TGGTCGATCGGAGATAGCCGTACCAGCTCGCCTTCGCGCCGTAGGTGCCGACGATATAAGCCTTGTCCTCGGCCCGCTTCGATGCCTGCCCTGCTTGCCGTCCCTGCTTGCCGTATCGGAGCGCCTCGCCGCGGCCAAGGATCGGGCGGTTCCACCCGTCGCGGCCATAGACCGCGAGCCGGTTCGGGCGCCGAGCGCAGTAGGCCTGTGCCGCCTCGGTATGATAGCCGGCGTCCACACACTCCTGGTCGATCGGAAAAGTCCGCCCGCCCGGGAAGGTCACACCGCGCTTGCTGTAGGCGTCCAGCGCCGCCCAGGCGCCTTCCATTTTCACGTCCGTCGCGCCGGGGATGAAACGTGCGTCGAGTTGCCAGGTCTCGCCTCCGGCGGCGTGCCCGACCAGCTCGACGAAAACCCCGTCGCCTTGCACGTCGACGCCGAGAGTCGTCGCGATCGGCCCGACCGGCATCTGGCCGACGCCCCAGTCCTGTTCGCGCAGCTCTTTGAGCCGCTCGTAATCGGGCGTCTCGCCCTTTAGCTCGAACACCCACCCGAGGACGAGGTTCGTCCACGTCTTCAACTTGTTCACGTCGCCTTGGGCGGCGATGAAGCTCACCGCCATGTCGGCCCACGTCTGGAACGACGAGATGATCCCCGTCAGGTTAAAGCCCCGCTTGCGGCTCGCCGGCAGTCGTGATCGCCAGGCTTGAAATGTCGCCTCATCCATGTGCCGCGGCGGCGCGAGGCCGTCGATCGTCTCCGACAGCCATCCATCCGCCTGCTTCATGCCGGCTTTCTGCCAATGCTCGATCGCCGAACCGCAGCACGGCGCCGTCAGAAACGCCTCCTCCGGCCTTCCGTCGGGCCAGCGGACGTCGGACCACTCCGGCGCGAACCGCCCGCCGCACCCGGGGCAACTCAGATAGTATCGGCGGCGATCGCTGGCATTGTGTGCCGCCTCGATCTTACTGGCGCCCTTGATTGTCGGAGTAGATATCTTGAGCCGTTTCGACAGGCCCTGCCTTCGCCAGACCTTGAGGCGTTGGTCGACCATGCCTTCCGGCGAACCCTGTCCGTCTAGGTCGTCCGGCCATTGGTCGAGGTCGTCCTCGATCGCATATCGCACCGTCCGCTGCCGGAGACCTGCGGCGGAGTTGGCACCCGCGAGCAGCACATAGGCATTTGAGCGCGAAAACCTGATCTTGTGCTTCGTCGATCCGTCGCCGTCGGGCAGGCCGAGCGCCTTGATCGTTCCGCCACGGTCCGGGTTCAGCCGCGGCGTCGCCTCCACCATCGGCCAGAACTTCTCGGCGGCCCAGTCCCAGGACGCTTTGAGCGTCGCCTGTACGAACAGGACCGGCCCCGGCCTGAGGTCTGAGATGTAACCGATCCAGTTCTCAGCCGAGGCCGATCCCCCCGACTGCGCGCACTTGATTATCGAAACTTCCTCGCACGGGTCGTGCGTGGAGAGCGCATCCATGATCTCGACCAGCTCCGGCGCCGTCGCATGCCGCCACGGTCCCGGATAGGCGTCGTCGTCCGGGAAGCGCCGATAGCGCTCGGCCCAAGCCGAGACGTTCATTCGCGGCGGCGGTCGCAGGCCCTCGGCGATCGCTCGGTCGAGGCCAGCGCTGTTGCGCCGCAGGATTTCGCCCGCCTCGGCTCCGAAGCGGTGATAGGCGAATCCCATCAGGCGGCCTCGGCGCCAGCCTCGGCCGCCGCCGCGGCCTCAAGCTCGGCCTCGACTGCGGCACTGTCTTCATCCTCAGCGAAGGCGCCGGCCGCAGCCGCGTCGGCGAGCTCCGAGAACACCTGGTCGATGCCCTCTTCGCCGAGCGCCATCAGGGTCCGCGGGTCCCGCTCCGCCGCGAACCGCTCCGCCTGGGCCCGAAACCAGGCCTGCATCCGCTCGCGTGCTGCCCGCCCCATCTCGGCCGCGCGGCGCTGCAGCTCCTGAACCGGCGCCAACTCGCCCGCCTCGCGAGCGTTCTTCAGCACATGCCCCGCCGTCTGGTGGCGGATCAGCTCCATCCGGACCGACTGCAGGCTCTCCCCGCCGCCGGCGGCTGCGCTCGGCGCCGGTGCCGATGCCGATGGCGAGGCTTCGATCGGAAGCTCCGGCGATGCCGGCGCGTTTGCCGGTCGGCCCCGCCCAGGGTCGACGCGGCCGTTGATCCGAGCGTCGCTGCGAGCGACGTCGACCTTGATCCGCCCGTCTGCCGGGTCCTCGGCCAGCACGAGCAGACCAGCCTTTTTCCAGTTGGAGACCGCCGGCCTGGTGACGCCGCGATGACGGGCATAATTGGCCTGCGTCATCAGCTGCAGCGTCATGATCTCCGCTCTCTTTTGTCGTCGGGAGCGGGTTGAGCAGCCCTCCGCTCCCGTCTCCGAAGTGAAGGCCCGGCGGAATGGCGCGCGGCCGCGGCGCGTTTAGCGCCGGACCCCATTCCGCCGGGCTGGTCGCAAGGGCACCCCTCGCTCATCGAGGCGGCGCAAGCACCGCTCCGGTCTCAACTCGGCGATGCCGGCACCCCTGAACGGGTGTCGTTCACAATGTTCAAAATGCGGAAACGGGCCTGAACACCGAAGCCATGCCCTGCGCCATACCGCATAGGAGGGGGGTGCCCGGTAAGGACCCGCCGCGTTCAGACAGCGACCCCCTGGCCTGAACGATCCCCGAAATGACCGCGCCCGCCGAGCGGTGAGGCTGGCGGGCGCGGGTCTCGGAAGGTTGTCTCGGGGAGAGACTGGCAAACGCAAGCGCAAGCCTAGCGCCTAAATGCCCCCTCAGCCCCCGGAGCCGGAAGCGATAAATCGTCATGCGGGTCGATTTTGCGGGTTGACACGTCCCCGCCCTGTTTTCTGCCACTTTTCGGGCCATTGAGGGCATGGCAGACGTCGCTGATCGCCGCACAGTATCGCTTGCGGAGGGCATCGGCGCCGAAAGTAACGCCCATCGCCCGCCGCAGCCGCATCCACGGGACGCGCTTGCGACCCGTTGCCAGCGCCGCGAGCGCCAAGGCGACGAGCCGTCGATCGGCCTCCGGGACGAACCGCAGCCATTCGCCGACCATGTTCATCTCCGCCACCTCAGCCCTGGTCAACGGGAGCGGCCGCGGCTCGGCCTCGTCATCCGAATAGTCACCGAGCGCCGTATGCCGCACGATATCGGGCCAGTAGGAACGGATCGACTGCCACCCTCGCTCGCGATCCGGCGCCCTTTGCCACAGGCGAACGGCATCGACCATGCGGTCCTGCACCGCCGCGAACGTCAGCAGGTCGCCCTGCTCGGCTTCAAGACGAGGATCACCCAGCCCTTCAAACTCTACCCAGACCATCTCTCTATTCCCCTTCATGGCATGACGGACGGACGGATAGTCGGGGCCGTGCCGCGCATGCGCGCCTGCAGGTATGGAAAAGTCTTCTACGCAAGTGTCCGAACTGTCCGCACTGTCCGTCATTGGCGGTTTTCCGGGGCTTTCGACGACGGACAGTTGACGGACAGACGAACGGTTTCACCGCCGCCGCCGCCTCACCTTCGACCTTGACTTTTCACCCGGCGCCGCTCCGCAAACGGCCATCCCCAAAAAGCACGGACGGTTCGGTGCAACTGTCCGTCAACTGTCCGTCATGGCCGAACATCGTCGTCTCCCATCAGCGCCCGATCTTCGGCCGCATCGGCCTCCTCGAACGTCGGCTGCTCATCTTGGCGGCGGAGGCGCGCGCCGCGCCGGCGCTTCTTGCCGCTCCGGTCCTTCGGCCCGAGCAGCATCTGGCGATCGCCGAGCGCGCGGCCGAAGGCGGTCGAGCTCATCACCTCGCGGTCCGTGACGCCCTCGGCCTCGCACCAGGCTTTATAGTCCGCATACAGGTCGGCCGAGAGCGTCAGCGCGTTCGGATCGGACGTGTCGACGCGGGCGACCATCCACTCAGAAAAAGGGTTCGCCGAACGGCGGTACTCCTCGATCGCTTCCGCCACCTGGGCCGGCGGGTCGAGCCCTTCGCGCAGATATCCGAGGGCGCCTTCCACGATCCAGCGGAAGACGCCCTCGCGGTTGCCGAGCAACTGCTGCTTCATCGTCTTCACCTGGCCGGGCCGGTTGTGAAACTGGCGCGGGAACAGGATGATGATTATCCGCCGCCAGATGCCGTCATCGTCGCCGGATATGCGCGGGCGGCTGTTCACCTCCA